ATACCTGCAAAGCTACAAGACAATCCTTACTTGATGCAAACGGATGATTACTACGCAATGTTGGCATCATTACCTGAAGTACAAAGAAAACAATTCTTAGAAGGTAATTGGGAAGCATTTGAAGATTCATCTTTTCCAGAGTTTAACAAAGAAATACATGTTGTTAAACCTTTTGACATTCCAAGAAACTGGATGAGATTCAGAGCGGCTGACTGGGGTTATAGTTCACCCGCCTGTTGTTTATGGTTTGCAATAGACTTTGATAATAATATATTTGTTTACAGAGAACTATACACACAAAAGATTACAGCAGATATATTTGCTAGAAAAGTTTTAGAAGCAGAACAAGGTGAATACATTCGATATGGTGTACTTGATAGTTCGACATGGGCAAGACGAGGTGATATAGGACCAAGTATTGCAGAGACAATGATTCAAGAAGGATGCCGTTGGAGACCTTCTGATAGAAGTCCAAAGAGTAGAGTCGCAGGTAAATTAGAATTACATAAAAGATTACGACCTGATGAGACAACAGGATATCCAACAATGTTCTTTTTTGAGAACTGTACAAACTTAATTAGAACATTACCGATGTTACCTGTCGATAAAAATAATCCTGAAGATGTGGATACTCACGCTGAAGACCATGCTTATGATGCTTTACGTTATGGATGTATGAGTAGACCGATGCATCCTGCAACAAGAACAAATACATATCGGGTAGGTCAAACTGTAGACTTCAAACCTGCAGATAAAGTTTTTGGATACTAATGGCAAAAGAAATTAAAATAGGATATAGGAATTACAAGATTAAAAGTTTAGACTCTATCTTGTCAAAATGCAATGAAATAAATGGACAGTTTCTTGCTACAGATGGAGTAATCGCATTATCTTCCGATGAAGATTCTATCTCTCATACAAATACATTAATACATGAAATCTTTCATGCAATTGTATATCAGTGGGGAATAGAACTAGATGACAAGGAAGAAGAAAAGATTTGCAATACTCTTGCAAATGGACTAACGACTGTATTAGTAGATAACCCTTGGTTACTACCTTACATACAGAAAAACTTAAAAGGAGAAAAATAAAATGGCAATCATGAAAACATACAAAATGGGAGACTTACCTGAAGATAATATGGGTTATGGCAAAGATGCTAAATCCCCTAAAACTGCAGATAAGAACGTAATCAAAAAAGACGTTGCTCTTCCTGATGGATACGATGCTGGTCAATATGATGTTTCTTACCCAAAAGGTAAGTCAAAGTCAGGCGTTGACGGTAAAGTATTTAAAATGGCTGACGAGAAAGACTACTAAGAGGTACATATGCCACAACCAATAACGAGTGGCCTGAACTCTGAATCTGATGAGGTAAAATCTTTATCAGAAGAAAGAGATACTGCCTTTGACAATTTAGGTAGTATTATTGAATCTCGCCTTAAAGAATCAGAACAAGCACGTCTTTACGATGAAAAGCGTTGGCTTCGTTCCTATAGAAACTATAGAGGTATCTATGGTTCGGATATGGCATTTAGAGATTCAGAAAAATCTAAGGTATTTGTTAAAGTAACAAAGACCAAAGTTCTTGCTGCATATGGACAACTAATAGAAGTTTTATTCTCACAGGGTAAATTTCCTATTGGTATATTTCCTACTACTGACCCAACAGGTGTTGCTAAGTATGCTCACTTAAAACCTGAGAACATGCAACAACAAGACCAAAGAATGGATGACATCTATGGTTTTGAAGGAGATGGTAGAGAAATAACTCCAGGTTCTACTGCTAATGATATCCTTAATGGATTGACAAAGAAGTATGGTAAGGCAGGTTTTGAAGAAGGTCCTGCACCTGATTTAAAAACAATGCCTCAGATTGAACCTGCAGAGGAAGCCGCAAGAAACATGGAAAAGTTAATCCATGACCAATTAGAAGAAACACATGCTATTTCAGTAATGCGACATGTATTATTTGAAATGTGTTTACTAGGTACAGGTATTCTTAAAGGACCTTTTAACTATGAACAAGCAGTTCATCAATGGGTATTAGATGATAATGGGGAGAGAGTATATCAACCTAAATCAAAGTTAGTCCCGAGAGTAGAAGCAGTTAGTTGTTGGGATTTATATCCTGACCCTGATGCCATTACCATTGATGATGCAGATTATGTTATTCAACGACATGTCTATACACGTTCACAGGTAAGAGACTTAATGAACAGACCTTTCTTTAGAAAGTCTGCTATCAAAGAATTACTATCAGGTGGACCAAACTATGAAACACGAAGCTATGAGACAGCTCTTTATGACAGAGAAAATCAAGAAGAGTTTAACAAAAATAGATTTGAAGTATTAGAGTATTGGGGTACAATTGATAAAACATTAGTAGAAGAAGCAGGTATGGAAATGCCTGATGATATTTCTAGTGAATTAGATGAAGTACAAATTAACGCTTGGGTATCTAACGGTCAAATATTACGATTAGTATTAAATCCATTTACTCCTGCAAGAAATCCATTTATGGTTTGTCCTTATGAGATTAACCCTTATCAATTCTTTGGTGTAGGTATTCCTGAGAATATGGATGATGCACAAACAATTATGAATGGTCATGCACGTATGGCTATTGATAACTTAGCACTAGCAGGTAACTTAGTCTTTGATGTTGATGAAACAATGCTAGTACCGGGTCAAGATATGTCTATCTATCCTGGAAAAATATTTAGAAGACAAAGTGGTCAAGTAGGACAATCTATTCACGGTTTAAAGTTTCCGAATACTGCACCTGAGAACATGCAGATGTTTGATAGATTCAGACAATTAGCTGATGAGTCAACAGGTATTCCTTCTTACTCACATGGTCAAACAGGAATCCAATCGACTACAAGAACAGCTTCAGGTATGTCTATGTTAATGGGTGCGGCAGCTTTAAATATTAAAACAGTTATAAAAAATATTGATGATTATTTACTACGACCATTAGGACAAACTTTATTTCACTGGAACATGCAATTCAATGCAGACATTCCTGATATCCAAGGCGACTTAGATGTGAAGGCTCAAGGTACAAGTTCCTTAATGACAAAAGAAGTAAGGTCACAAAGATTAATGACATTTATGCAAGTGGCATCAAATCAATTCCTTGCACCATTTGTTAAATGGCATAGTATTATTAAAGAGATTGCAAAGTCAATGGATGTTGACCCTGACCAATTAGTCAATGACCCCGAGAAGGCGGCAATCTTTATGAAGATGATGGGAGAAATGAATGGAAGTCAACAAATTGAAAACCCTAACGGGCAACAAGGTGGCATGGGAAATACTGGAGGAATACCTGCAGGAGCATCTGTCACAGACACACAAGGGTCTGGAGGTGGCAACATCGGAACAGGAGTTCCACAGACTCCAGGGCAAGGCGGCTTTACTGCACCAAATACTTAACTTGAGAGACCAATTGAATAAGAATGGCTGATTTATCTAAAATATTACAAAAAGAATCGGAGGGGATTATGTTCCCCTTCAGAACAGGAGTACAATCTACTACAACCGAACAACAAGTTTATGATTCTGCAACAGACGGTATTATGACTGTTACAGGACAACAATACACATTACCTGAATATAAAGGGCCATCTGCTACTGTTCAATACGGAACAGAAGAACAAGGTTATCCTCGTATGTTACGAGAAATAGAACAAGGTGAGCTACCCCAATTTAGACAAGAAGATTTTCCTGAAGTAGGTACAGGTATAATGCAACCATCAACACCTGTCGCACAACCTGTAGATACAACACCTACAACAGAACCCGAAGCACCTGCTTATGACCCATGTCCTCCAGGATTTAAATATGACCCTATACAAAAAGTTTGTGTTCCGATTGAACAACCTAGAAGTGATAGACAAGAAATAACTTTACCAGAACCTAAAAGTTTAACCAATCAAGCTAGAGATTTAAAAGGCACAATTAATTTTGATAAAGATATTAGTGCTACTGACCCTAATTTAAGAGAAGGACAATATGAATATCAACCATCAAGAAAAACTTTAAATCCTTTTGAGACTGGCGGTATTATAGGAACAATAATGAACGGATTACATAATATCGGACAATACTTTAATGAGAAACAAGCTATGGATTTAGGTATACTTAGAGATAATAATGGTGACGGTAAACCTGATACAATAGACACAGTACAAGTAACTAGAAATTATCAAGAAGAAGAATTAGGATTACCTCCAGGAGCAAGAGCAACTGGTGCTGAATTGTCTATGGAAAAAGGCACTCAATATGATACTATTAAAAAAATATATGAAGAAGGTCAGGTACAAGGAACTAAACCCACTGAAGTTAAGCCTGTAGTAGAAAAAGTAGAAGAAGAAGTTAAAGTAGATACCCCTACATTTAATATATTAGAAAATAACGCAAAGCAGTTTGGACTGTTAACACCTACAGAATTTGGTCAATTATACAGAAATTTAGACACTGCTGTAATGGAAGAAAAAGCATATCAACAAATGATAGATGGTGGTATCGCAGATAAATATGATAGAGAAAATGCTTTTGCTAGATTAGATAAAGCAAAAAGAGATATAAATAGATTAAACGAAGAAATAAAGAAAGAAAAACAGAAAAGAGAAGAGAATATAAAAGCTATGGCTGAAACAAACATAGGAAGAATGGCAGATAGTGGTGCATCAGAAAGTGCGATGAGAAGTGTATACCGTGCTATGGAAAATACAAAAGCTAGAGATGATGCACAACAAGCATATCAAAAAGCACAAAAAGAAGATAGAGGACAATCTGCTTCCGAAAGACAACAAGAGGCTGAACGCAGAACACAGTCTGTTAAAAAAGATATATCAACAGGACAAAGAATTAGAGGAGGAATCTAATGGAAGAAGAAATGAGACAGGGTATGATGGGGGCAGATGTTCAAACATCTCCTGCTCAAGAACCTATGGAGTTAGAAATATCAGCTAGAGAAGTTTCTAATAATTTACAAAGTTTATCTGAGGAAGAAACAGCATTAATTACACAATTAAATGTTCCTCAGTTTAGAGATTTTATGTCAAAAGTTTTTGGCCAAGGTTTTGGTATGATTATGCAAGAAGCAATCCCTGAACCACAAACGGCACAACAAGTTTCACCACAAAGTGAAAGCCCTGCACCAACGACTGGTGAGGGTATGATGACGCAGCCACCCTCTCTATAGAGGCCCTGCATATAGGGGCGACCTGAATCCAACAGCACCCCGAAGGAGTACTAAATGGAACAACAAAACCAATCTGAAGTTGTTGAAGAAAAAGTTTCTGAGGCAACAGAAGAACAGGCAACACCCACTCCATATAAGAATCCTAATAGGAATCTAATGGACAAGGAAAACGAAAAGACAGCTACTGCAGAATCTGAGGAAGAATCTGACGAGAAGAAACCTAAAGATGAACACCCTGTTGGAGTAGAAGATGCTGTATTTAAGAAGCGTTATGATGACTTAAAACGGCATTATGATGAGACTGTATCTAAACATAAAGATGAAGTTCTCAAAC